GCTCGTCGGGCTCATAACCCGAAGGTCGTTGGTTCAAATCCAGCTCCCGCAACCAATAGTTCCCACGACCGAAGTTAATGTACTTTGTATGTTAATTTCGGTCGTGTTTTTTATATCTATACGAGAAATGAGCAGGCGTATAGCTTTATCATCTGGGCTGTCATGCAAAGCCTTGAGCCAAAGAGAAATCTGATCCGTAGTGTAGTCCTTTGGCATTTCCGTCTTCTTCAATGCCTCTATCTCAGAACGGAGCTGGTTCATCTTCGCACCGATATCCTCGATAACGTCAGCTGGGAGGACACCACTTGACATGTTGGTCATCAATGTGTCATACTGCTTCTGCTTCTCCGATATCTTAGATGCAACTATCTTTTTGAAGTCAGCGGCTCTCTCAGGCTCTCCGCACTTGTACTTTCGCATAGCAGTAGCAATAGCCCTTTGATTTTCTTCGTTGAGCAGGGTGCGAAGATATGTCTTAGCGGCGTCATCAACGATATCCATAGATATCATAGGTGCACCACACTTCTTTGAACAACGATAGTAGTGATATACGTGTCCTTTCTTCGTTGATATGTGTGCGTGCATTTTCGCACCGCATGAGCAGTAGACTAACCCACTGCATAGATATGATGTCTTTGGTCCACTCTGTTTTCTGCTATCCATAATCTTCTGCACCTCGTCAAATGTTGCCTTGTCGATTATCATCGGCAAGGCATTTTCTATTCTTATAGCATTAGGTTTAGACCTGCGCTTGGATCTATCCTTTTCCTCGTCAACGCAGTATATATACGTGCCTGTGTATTTTTCATTCCGCAGTATCTCATATACTGCAGAATATTTTAGGGGCTTTCCACGCTTGCCCACAATGCCCACTGCCGCCATTTCTGCGATAATGTCCTTAGTTCCCTCGTGATTTTTCACCGCCGCAAAGATCTTGCGGACATATTCCGCCTCATAGGGGTTTATGACGTACTTCTGATCTACGATATCATATCCGAACGGCGGATATCCGCCATTGTGAAGACCTTTCAGGGCCACCTCACGTTCTCCCTTTTTCGTTTCATTTGCAAGGTTATCTATATAGTATTCTGACATTGACCACATCAGCGCACGCATTATCTTGCTCTCCGGGCCGAAGCCGAAGTCCTGACCAACAGCTATCAGTGTAATGCCCATTTTCTGCAGGCGAGCGTCAAGATTAACGTGTTCGCCCAGTGATCTAGCCACACGATCGTATTTGTGAATAAGAATAGTATCGAAAGTACCCTTATTGCAATCTCTCAACATTTTTTGATACTGCGCACGGCTTGCCGTCATTGACCCCTTACCACTGATAGCCTCATCCGCATATACTGCTACGATATTATATCCCTTAGTGGCGGCGTACTGCCTGCACGCCCTGAGCTGGGCTTCAATGCTATCCTCAGACTGCTTGTCTGAAGAGTATCTAGCATATATAACTGCATTGCTCATAGTGACATCTCCCTAACGTTATTTCGGACGAACCGTGTCGGCAATCGCTAGAAAATCTTTGGTACTATCTTCATAATCAGGATCTAGCATGAGAACATAGAAGTAACCATTTATATCAGCCACAGCCGCCGTATTGAAAGAAGTTGAAAGGTAAACCTCACAATCGGAAAGTCCGTTAACGAATGAATACACTTCACCGTCCTGCGCCATATAGTCATTCAGAAAGTCCTCGGTGCTTATATAGCCTGGCTTCTCTGTCTTTATAATTGAAAAACCATACCCATTTGTGACTACTGCCCATGAAGTATAGTGTTCTGTTGATTTTAGCTTCTGCTGCTGGTAATCTCCTTCTATGGTAAGGCTCAAATCGTCAAAAGTGAGTACGTTCTCAGCAGGTTTTGCAGCTGTTGTCGTTGTAGTTTCCGTAGTTGTCGTAGTTGTTGTAGTTTCTGCCGTGGTAGTAGTGGTTTCAGTAGCAGATGCCTCAGTCGTAACAGCAGGCGTTGTTGAAGTTGATGAAACGTCACTGCCCGACTCTGAGCAGCTTGTCATCATCAACAGGGTTGATATTACGGCGGTTAAAATAACAGTTTTCTTCATTTTTGTTACTCCTTTATAAAAAAATAAGCACCTCAAAAGTTGGGCTATTCTTTTTCAAAAATTTATATGGTATTAGATATATATAGGAGGTGCATTCTATATATATGAATACTAAAAATTATAAAATCGAATTAAAAAAGATAATGCACGAGAAGCACATGAATGGAAAACAGCTTGCAGAGCTTGCCGAGATAAGCGAAGGAGAGATAAGTAAGATACTGACCGGCAAAGCTAACCCGACTATTGAAGTCATCGCCCGCTTAGTCATTGTGCTCAAATGCGAGCTGCAAGATTTGGTAAAAATACTGAAATAAATTTATTATAGTAAATTTTGCTGAATTTTTTGTTGAAATATGTTATAACCACAATAAGGGGATTTAAACATATTTTTTCAAAAAATGAAAAAGAAAGGGGTGAGCAGCATGACCAACGCTGAGCGTAAGGAGCTGCAGGACAAGCTGGCAGAGATGATTTATTCTCTGCTTTTTGAAAGCAATAAGTCCGACAAATAGGGGTAGCCTACATATAGGCAGGCGAATAAGCACTTCACGTTTTGTGGAGTGCTTATTTTTTTTATTTTTCTTTCCTTTTGGAAGTTTTCCATTTTAAAAACTCCAAATAATCATAAAGATTAGTTAAGTCTTCATCGGAAAGATCGTCAAGAAAAAGGCGAATGTTTTCGATTATTTCGTCTTTTTTCTTTGAGTTCTCGGTAACATTTACCGAGTCCTGATAGAGGTAGTTTGGATCAACTGATAGGACTTTAAAAATATTTAACAGAACATCTTCTTTAGGGCTTGACGTTCCATTCTCATAATTGCATATTGCCGATTTTGTAACGCCAAGCTTGTCAGCTAATTGCTTTTGTGTCATTCCAAGTTGTTCTCTTTTTTCCTTTATTCGTGACCCTAGACTCATATGTTTCCCTCCCTTCTATACTTATATTCTACCACAATAATACAAGTATGTCAAGATAAAAGTACAAGAAATTTGATATTAATATCAAGAATTGTGTACAAATTTTAATGCGAATATTTGTACACTTTTGTACAAGAAACTTGTACAAAACATCTTGACAGTTCAAGAAACTTGTGCTAGAATATATGTAAAGTACAAGAAACTTTAACTAATCCATGAAAGGAGATGTCCATTATGACAAATAAGGCTAAGAAATCAATCGTAGCAGAACAGCTTAAGAAGATCATTGATGACAGAGGTCTTAAGCAGAAGAAAGTTGCCGAAATCCTCGGCTACGACTACAGAACATTCAACAATATGCTGAATGGCTATAAGATGATAACAACTGATGATGTGATTATCATTGCTACGAAGCTTGGTGTTGAGCCTAATCAGCTTTATGGCTGGTCAGCATAATAACATTTTGTTGAGATTAACAAGACGATAAAAAGAGGTGATACCAATGTCAAAATCAACAGACCATGAGTTCAATGAGATAGTATACGACAGTGTTCTTCCTGAGATTGCAAGAGCTTTCTGCTCTTAAAAAAAAGAAGTCTCAGGAAATAAACTCGTGAATGAGCTATCTCCTGAGGAAAATGAGATTATAAAAATCAAAAGCAAAATGTTGAACAAAGTCATAACAGACTTTATTCAGAAACAGCTATGATCAAGGCGTGAACTGATTCACAACATATATTTCAGCAAGTTTCTTGACCAATTCAAAAGTCAGCGCTTTGGCATTTTTCTTAACAGTGTTCCACAGCTTAGAATCCCGAATGCTGTCGAGATATTGGTGACCCTCATATGTGATACTGCTGTAGACAATCTTTATAATCTTGCTGTCAGATTCTATGGAGTTTGCCTCAATATATTCGGCTTCCAAGAGCTTCGTTGAGGCATACGCAATATCGGCTCGTGAGAAGTCTGGCATTTTCTCACAGACCTGCTTAAGGGTTAAGCTTGGAAATGACAAGCTATCGTCCATGACTAGGTTTTCTTCAAGAGTTAGCAAAAGTTCACGAACACAATCATAGTTTAGTTTCATAGTTATCCCCCTTTCTGATATATTTCTAATTTATTATATCATACAAGGTGGGAGCATTCAAGTTAAAAAAGGAGAATAAAAGTGACAAACCATAAGATAAAAGACTATCATAAGAACCGCCTTGCATTCGAGGTCATAATCAAGAACTATGAAATGCTCTGTTCCCTGCTGATAGTGCTGAATAAGGAGTATCCTAAGACTTTTTATCCTAAGAAATGTCGCCAATGGATAGATGATTTTGCAGACAACTGCAAAATTGCCAACGAATGGGACAAGGACGGTGTATATGCCTATAAAATGCAGCGGGCGTGCGAGAATAGCGGCATAGATCTGAACATGGTAATAACGTTCGTTGAACGGAATTGCAAAGAGTTTAATCTTCAGAACAGGGCTATTCTGGCGGACAACATCAAGCTGGCACTGGTGCAGACCGCCACAGAGTATGGCGTGGGCGGCAAGCGTATGAAAGCCATTCAGAACGCCATGTTGGAAACTTTCATTGACAATCCTAGGGAGCAGGTCAAGGCGCTGGGTATAGATGATTACATCGAAGAATGCACAGTGGGTCAGGTCGATATCCGCAAGTTCAGAGTCAAAGACAAGGTCAGGACTACCCTGCAGGAGCAGAAAGAAGCCTTAGCAGGTTTGGAAGCGTTCCGACGCTGGTCAGCTGAGAATGTAAAAGAGGGGGCAGTAAAGTGAAAGAAACGATTGATATTCCCATAAGCGTTACATATCGCATCGAGGACGGCAAGATCATAGAAACCCGCCGCAAGGTCAAGAAGATACCGGCTGACGTTATCGCAAGCATTCTTTACCGCCATTTCAAGCAGAAAGAGAGGGATAAGAAGTGCTGCACATCATGAAGATAGACGCTATTATCGGCGAAAGAACAAACGCTGAGATAGAAAGAGCCATTAATAAGGCTCAGCTTGTCGGTGACAAGCTATGGCATGGAGATCTGAGCAAAGAAGACCTCCTGAGCTACTACGTGGCGCAGACCATAGAGAAGCATTTAGTGGCTGATATTGAGGAGCGTATCAAAGAGTTGGAGGGTGATGGAGATGTACGCAAAGAGTGATACCCGCAATTCACTGATATCGCAATCCGTCATCAGAATAGCAACGGATATGGGAATTGAAAGCTATGTCCGAGAGATACGCCACGGCTATTCTATATGTGCCGGCGAATTCATCATCGTTGACATGGCGGACAATACCAGCGTTAAGATGATAATATCAGATTATGACGGTTATTATCAGCAAATCAAAAGAAACATGAGAAAATGGAGGAAAAATTATGACAAGAAAAAACGTAGTCCTTGCAATCAGTGAAGATGTCAAGGCGGTTGATTACCTGGCAATGAGGGAGCAGAGAGACAAGCATAACAAGCTCGTTACCCGCCGAAAGCGAGAAGATCGCAGAGAGTGCTTCGCAATGGCCTTGCTGACTATCTTTTTTGCATTCATGATAATAGTAGTAATGCTCGGCCTTGGGCAGGTATGGGAGATGATTTACTGATGTATGATTTCAACAACGCAGTCAGACTTAACCGCATAGGTGGTGAATATGTCATCACTGTGGACGGAAAGCCGTTGGAAACGTCACTCAGCTCTAATCAGCGCCGTAATCCTCTTATAGCTGTCAGCAGATATGCGTCAGCAATAGACGAATACCTCAGAGGGAACGTCAAGAAGTATCTTGCTGAAAACGAGCTGAACGTAGTCACGGGCTGTAATGTCTGCATGGAGTGTACAGACTGCAAGTTCTATCACCTCAATGACGCTGAGAGCAACTGCCGCCTAGGTGACAACAATGAGTAAGACCGTATACGTCGATAATACTATTTATCGAAAAGAGTCCAAGCAGTTTCCGAACGTCAAGTATCGTTTCAACCTTTCCAACGTCGTGATACATAGTATGTATACCATGTATCTTAAGAGCCGTGGCATACCGAAGACCATAGGGCTTACAGACAAGCAGCGTTTTGATTTTGAAAAACGAATTCAATCTCTTATCGACAACGGGTCTATCGTAGTGACAGAAGTCGAAGCAGGAACGAAAGGAAAATGAAAATGAGTACCATAGGAATAATACTGTTATCCATAGCGACGCTTATCGTTGTGGATATCGTGATGTACATAGTACTTGGTGCCATTGAAAAGCACTGGGAGAAAAAGTTTAAGGAGGATAAAGATGACGAAAAATGAGATAATTACTGTGGCTAAATGCTGTATAGTAGACAACTGTGGACCATGCCCACTTATGGGTACGGATAATTGCATTACTGGTTTCATGAATCATATTCTCGAATACATGAAAAACGAGCCTGCACCTGCGGCAACAGGCACAAGCTCGGAGGTATCTGTAAAAGAAGATACCGATAACATACACCTTGATGATAACACAAAAGGGCATATTTGTCAAGCATATAATACCGCTGACGAAGCCTGCGCAAATATGCTCACTATCTACGAAGGAATGTCGGAATGTGAGCAGAGAGCCTTTGATATAGGCGAGGTGTACGGAAAAATATACAGCACGAGGGATAAGCTTGAAACTTCCCTAAAGGAGCTCACAAAGGAGGGGGAGCGTAAATGCCGGTAATAACAGACGTTGACCTGCTATGCTATAATGCTGAACTTGCAGGCGCCAGAAAGCGACTGAATTACAAATCGCCCCTGCCAAGGCATAACGCAGGCCCATGTATTTTCTATAATAGCATAAGACAAGAGTGTATGGCGCTAGTCGAGAAGCCAACACAAGAAACCTGCACACGTTGTAGGTTTTTCAAAGACAGAACGGAGGATTATAATGCAGATGAATTCAAATAATCAAAAGCCAACATTTGATTGGAGAAATTTTAAGTATGAGAACATAGCTGTTCACGTCAAGACTCAGGAAGAATACGATAACTTTATGAAAGAATGTAAGGCGCAGGGGCTTACATGGTGCACCGGCAAAGAAGTTGATAAGCTCAATCTTTGGCCGGACTGCGCATATGATACGTGCATAGTACATGACAATAGCGTTTCCGCACAAAGGGGACTGCATTATCAAAGGCTGGGCTACTATAAGAGATGCGGCTACGAGATAGAGGAATTCGCAGATTTCTATTTTCCAAAAGATTACCAGCCGCTTAATTCAAACAGCAATCTTATCCCAGAAGAACAGATAGAATTCTTGGAAAAACCAACAACGCATACCTTGAAGCTGGAAGAATGCTTCTGTGAAGCAGTTGTCACAGGTAAAAAGTGTTTTGAAATTCGTAAAAATGACAGAGGCTTTCAGCCTGGAGACACGATTGAATTCCTTCCAGTAAATAACGGACATCCTGCTATTCATGTGATATCAAACCGCAGATATAGGATAACATATGTCCTAAGTGGTTGGGGGTTGAAGAATGGATATGTTGCATTAGGAATAGAGGAGGTAAAGAACTATGACTAGCTACAGAGAGCAGGCGTTGAAGAAACTCATAAACGAACGAGAGGGCGTTAAGCTTAGCGGTGGAGCATCGGCGAACACAGTGCTGAGCACTATCATTCAGCCTGTCATAGACGCACTTGAAAGCTTCGTCAAGCAGGACGAGGAGTTCGCACAGGCGGTCGCTCAGGGTGGCACACTTCAGAAGTGTTTTGAAGCCGTCTACAAAGCTATTAAGGATAGCAACTTCGCACTATCAGACTTCAAGACTTATGAGACCGCCGCAGGTTTCTTCTTCCCTGGCTGTAAGATACGCTATCACATGGATATAGACCTCTGCGGTAGTGTCAACAAGGAAGCGCCTGAGCAGAAGCGCAAGTCGATCACAGTTTCTTTTGATGACCTTTTCTGAGAGGTGATTGAAAGTGTGGATAAACAATAACAAAGAGCAGTCGCTAGTATATAAGCCTATATTCACAGACTGTCTCACCCATGCCCAGAAAGAAGACGTTGAGGGCTTCCCGCCCCTCAACGTTGACGATTGTGCCGAGATTAATCGTCACTTTACGCCCTATATCTTTTACCGCAGGACTAGCCAAGGGCGCTATACCTGTTTCTGTACGTCCTGCAATCACGAATTTAAGGTCAATAGTAATGATTATGGTGATATATACCACACTGATGATAATATCATCAGGCATAACTATTTGGGTACCTGCCCATGTTGCGGTGTGAAAGCCAAATATAAAGCGGCAGGATATAAGCAAGTTCAATTAAATGAAGTAGTTGATTTCGTCATATATAAAGCCGTTGAAGAAGTGGTATATATATATGCGGCGACTATTCATAAAGACTATAACGAGTACGGAACGGAGAACTTTGACAGGAGCCCCGATCTTTGGGTCGATTTCCAAAAGCTCTACGTTCTGCGGAAAGGCAGTGCGGATGTTTATCATTCGCATGCCTCATTCTGTCGAATAGGCTGGTGTTATATGATTGAGCCTATGAAGCGGAAAATGTGCAGTACATTCAATAACGGATTTGCTGATCACAGACAAGTATACCTATATAAGAATATAATTAAGGACACATTCTTAAAGTATTCAGGATTTGATTGCTACTGCTGCCGCCACTACATAAGAGAGTATGACCAAGAGCGTTATTATACTGCATACGCTATGTATCCGATACTTGAAATGGCTGTTAAAATGAACTGCGATACTATGGTGCAGGATTTGCTTTGGCGCAACAAGAAAAATTATAAGATATTGAATTGGAATGCAACATCGCCGAAAAAATTCTTCAAGCATCTAACGCTGAATGAAGTGAAAGCTTTTCTTGACAATCACACGCCGGCAAGAGTTATAGAGGTGTATCAGGACTTCAAGCGCAAAGGTAAAAAGAAAGACATTTTTTACTGCCGAATGTACAGCTATATTACTGATTACTGCACTAGCATTGAAAAAGCAGGTGTTGACCCAGAGCAAGCATTAGAATACCTGAGAAAAGTCATGAAGCACTCTCCCGAAGAAGAACGTTGCGAAGACGATCACTCAGAGATAAGGCGACTTGTCAAGCTGTATGACGACTATGCCAATATCGGCTTGAAAATAGGCTATGATTTTCATTTAAAAAACATAGCCTTTCCGAGAGACCTGAACGAAGCGCATGATAACGCAGTTGAGAACTTCAACTTCATGGAAGAAGAACGCAAGAGAAAAGAAGCCGCCGAGCGTGAGGAAGCCTATAAGCCCAGATACAAGAAGCTTTGCAAGAAGTATAAGGGCTATAGCTATCCAGGTATTCAGTTGGTTGTACCAGAGAATGCCGAAAGCATTATCAAAGAGGGAAAGGACTTGCGAATATGCGTCGGCGGTTATGCTTCAAGGCATTGCAGTGGGGTTACGACAATTCTATTCATCAGAAAGCCGTCTGACCTTGATAAGTCATGGTTTACGATTGAGATAGACAATGCTGACCATATCGTGCAATGCCACGGATTTAAGAATGAACAAGCCAAAGACCCTTTAACGGGCAAGAAGCTTGAAAAGCCTGAAATAATCAAGGCGTTTGAAGTCAACTTCCAAGAATGGCTGAATAGTCAGAAGAAGCTGACTAAAAGGAGAAAAGCAAGCTAGGAGGAATAACAATGAACGAGATCAAACTAAGACCCAGTGAGGAGTTCGTATATAATGGTATACGTTTTATATGCCTCGACATTATCGACGGCAACTACTTAGCGATAACGGCTGATTGTTGGTGCGAAAAGCTTTTTAACGAAGAATACGAGGACGGCTGCAACAACTGGGAGAAATCCACTCTCCGGCGCTTTCTCAATGAAGATGTGCTTGAGGAACACTTTGATACGAAACATCTTGTAAAGCAAACATCTGACCTTATCGCCGATAACGGAGACAAAGCCTATGGAACGTGTGAGGACTATATAACGTTGCTCACTTGCGACCAGTACCGCAAGTATAGAGATTATGTGCCGCTCTTTAAAGAAGGTATGTGGACGCTTACTCCGTGGAGGTGCGACACTGGCTACGCTAGCTACATGCGTTACGTCACCCCGAAAGGAGCTATCAACTACTACTGTGTGGACGGCAGTGTCGGGCTTGCCCCGGTTTGCTTATTTAATTCTGATAATCTCACATTGCGCCGACAGGCGCAGCTTATACCCGCTGAATAACTAACCAAAATAGGAGGAAACGCAATGGAAAACACAGAAATTACAGTATCTATGAAAACGGCTATGGTAGAACACCAGCACATATGCGAATGCTACAGGACAGCCGCTACGGCTATCGTAGAGATGGGCAGGTCACTGAAAAATATCAGAGACTATAAGCTCTACACTGCACTTGGCTATGAATCTTTCAAGAATTATCTCGAGAGCAATGGTGATTACACGTTCAAAGAACGTCAGGCGTATACCTATATCAAACTCTATGAGGACAACAGTACAAAGTTTCTCGAAGAACACGCAAGTATAGGCGTGACAAAGCTGGAGCTTCTCTCCAAGCTTCCGGAGTACGAACGTGAAGAATTCGCTGACACACATGACCTTGGCGGAATGACAGTTGAAGAAGTCAAGAAGCTAATCAAAGAAAAGCAGGCGTTAGGCGAGCAGCTGACATTCCTTGAGGAGGAGAAAAAGGAGCAGACAGAAAGCGCCGAGTCCCTCAGAGCTGAGATTGAAGAACTGAGAGAAAAGCTTAAGCAGGCCGAGGACAAGCCTATTGAGGTAGTTAAGAGAGACCTCGACGAAGAAGAGATTGACAAGATAAGGCTGTCTATCCGTCAGGAACTTCACGCCGAGCACATGAAAGAGCTGAATTCGCTGAAGAAGTCAAGCCGTGAAGCCGTGAAGGCGGCAGAAGCTGAAAAAGATAACGCTCTTAAAGAAGCGCAGACAGAACGTGACAATGCCGTTAAGGAAGCCGTTGCCAAGTATGAAACCGCCCTCAGCAAGGCTAAGGCTGAGGCAGAAGAAGCGGACCACGCCAAGGCAGAGCTGGAAAAGAAATTGAAGTCAGGCAATACAAACGGAGCAAGGGTTGCGCTGAAGATCATCTTTGAAAACGTTCAGAAAGGGCTTACAGAATTTATTGAAAAAATCAATGATATTGAAGACCCGCAGACCAAGGAAAAGTTTATCACTGTCACAAGCAAGTGGCTCAGACAGGCGGCTGATGACCTTGAGGGGTAATGTTTGGAAAGCAGGACATAGATGACAACAGAAATAATCAACAATCTGTTCGGCATAAAAGAAAGTTTTGAACTTCCGCAGGCACTTCTTGCGAAACTTCTTGACAACGTTGAAAAAGACAAGCTATGTAAGGAATTTGTCAAGCAAGGTTTCAACGGCAATAACGATTGCCTGCGTGACTATTTTCAAGAGAATAACGCAAACCGCAATAATCTAAAGCAGGATTATACGCCCGATTGTCTGTGCAAGTTGATTTCTAATCTTGCGCCAAAGTCAGAAAAGATAATTGATATATGTGCAGGAACTGGCGCACTGTCGGTTGGTATGGATAGGGATAGCGTCTTCCAATGCGAAGAATTATCGCAAATGAGTATCCCTGTGCTACTTCTCAATCTTGCACTGAGAAATAAGAATGCTGTTGTTTTGCAAAAAAACGTCCTGCTCAACGAAGTGCAGAAAGTCTATAAGTTGAGCAAATCGGACGAGTTCAGCGACATAGAAGTTGTTGATACGTATGAGGAGAATGCAACGGACGTTGTCATATCAAACCCACCTTATTCACTGAAATGGGAGCCGAAGTCAGACCCACGCTTTGAAGGCTATGACCTTGCACCTGCTAAGGCTAGTGACTATGCGTTTGTGCTTGACGGCTTGTCAAGGCTGTCGGACGTAGGCAAAGCGTTCTATATCCTTCCAGCAGGCGTTCTCTTCCGAGGAAATGCAGAGGGCAGGATCCGCAAGCAACTCATAGAAAATAATTTGATAGACGCAGTTATCTCATTGCCTGAAAATATGTTTTTGAATACCTGTATACCTGTCAATGTTATCGTCTTCAGCAAGAACAAGCAAACGAGAGACATTTTGTTTATCAGTGCCGAAAAGCTTTTTGAAAAGCACGGCAAGCAAAACGTCATGACGGACGAGCATATTCAGAAAATAGCCGATACATATCACGGCCGTAGTGTTGTTGAAAAATTCTCAAACGTGGCAAGCTATGAAGAAGTCGCTAAGAATGATTACAACTTGAACATTCCACGCTATGTTGACACGTTTGAAAAGGAAGAACTTCCACCGCTTAAAGATATCTGCAAAGAACTGATACAAAGTGAGCTTGAAGTGCGTAAGGCAACGAATGACCTCATGGCGGTGTTGAAAGATCTCTGCGGTGATGATGAATACAGTCAGGTCAAGGACGATTTTTTAAAATTCTTCACTGAACAGGACATTGTCGGTGAAACTATGGCAACGTGGCTTGAAATGAAGAATCTTGAAAACCGCACGGACTACATTCTTTCACACGCCAAAAAAGAGCGCAAACCACTGCTTGACCTGGTAACATTTGAACGTGTGAAAAAAGGCAAAGTGTACGAAGCTGGCACTGTCTATATTCAGCTATCCGCTACGGACGGAAAAGTAAGATATCTTTGCGAGAACTCTGAGCTGGAAACCAAGTACGGCGTATTTCAACCCAAAGACAAGAGCATGGGAACAAGATATCTTTTCTATATCTTGGAATATGAAATGGAAGCGTTTTTGGCACGATATCAGAGCGGAATGAATATTAATCCTGAGATTTTCAAATTCATGCAAGTTACGTACTATCCCGAAGTGAAGTATCAGCAAGAAATAGCTATGACGCTTGACGGCATTCAGGCAAGGTATGATGAGGTTTATCAAGAAAAAGAGTCATGGCAATGTTTCAAGAAATATCATTTGGAGGGAATGTTCCCGTAACAAGAGCACAAAAGTTTGAGGAGGAATAAGCAATGATGAAAATAAAACCTGAATACATTTTTCCACTGCTGCTTATCCTGTTGGACGTGGGAGCGGCTATCATATATGCTATACAAAAGGATTATAAGAAAGCCGTCTACTGGATAGCAGCAGCCGTACTGAATGTGACAGTAACATTTTAGGCTGATATCAATAAGGTGGTGAAAAAAATGAAAAATTCAAACACACCAACAGAACATATAGAGCAGGCATTGCTTTTCAAGTGGGCAACGTTCAGCTCAGGCAAGTATCCCGAACTGGAGTATATGTTCGCTATACCGAACGGCGGCTATCGCCACTATAGAACTGCCTCAGATCTTAAGTCTGAGGGCGTAAAGTCAGGTGTGCCTGACATAATGCTTCCGGTGGCACGTGGCGGTTACTACGGCCTTTTTATAGAAATGAAACGCACATCAGGTGGACGAGTATCGGAATCTCAACAGAAGTTTCTGAAAACGCTTAATGACAACGGCTATCTTGCAGTTGTCTGCAAAGGCTTTGAGCAGGCGCAGGAAGCAATCTTGAAGTACCTTAGTAAAGGAGTGAGAAAATGAAAATATCAAAGCTGAAAAGAATATGTACTAAAGCAGCTAAGACCATATCCTACTTCTATAATGAGAATGATAATTCATTATGGATCGGCTCAGGAAGTGCAATATATCCGCTTTACGGCATGCCGAACATGAATACCAGTGAGCAGTTACTCACGCTTTTTGACATTAATGAAAGTGACCGTGAGAATTGGAAATGTAAGCAGCTGCCACCTGCTATTGAAAGCAGCATTGTTATGAACATCGCTTCATGCACAACAGGCAAGATTATAGATCGTCGTTCAACATTCGTTGCCGGGCCAAGCGAATATCAGATATTCTCAGGCACAGAAAAAGTACATATATGCCCGAAAGCATTTCTTGAAGTAATAGATGATTATGAAATTCTTACATACTATTCCATTGATGATATGATAATCGTCAAAGCAGGCTTGCTTACGCTCGGTGTACTGTGTGAAACCCATGGCGTTGTAACACAAGAACTTCTTAATGACATTAATTCCATGCACGATATGTTACAAGAAGTATTCAACAGGGAGTGCGAAGAAAAAGACAAGAGCAGAAATTATGAGCAGTTGGCAATGACAGAGTGAAGCCCTATATATTGTATATAGTATAGAACAAGTGTTCAGCCCGTGTATAAGCACGGGTATGAGGGCTTGTAATGGGTCTTAATAACTCGGACAGTGGGAGGAAATGACAATGAGCCTTATGAGATACAGAGAGCAAAAGTATATTTATGGAAACTACATGGAAGTGAATATGTATCCTGTCTATGCCTGCCCACGTTCTTCTAGTCGAAAGAAGAAAAGAAAGCCGACAAGCAAGGTGCAGGAGAGATTGAATCAGATCAATGCTGAAAGAGCTCTGGCAAGACTTATCCCTGCAAACTTCACCGACAAAGACTATAAGTTCGAGCTGACCTATGCACCGCAGAATAATCCTGCTGACCTTGAGCGTGCCAAGAAAGACTTTGCTAATTTTGTCAAGCGTGTGAATAGAGCAAGAGTCAAGAGAGGCTTGCCGAGAATGAAATATATTTATTCCATTGAGCAAGGCTCTAAGTCTGGACGTATTCACTTTCACGTTATCATGACTGGTGGTCTGACTATCAACGAGATAGCATCCATATGGGGCAAGGGCTATGTTGACAAGGTCCTGCCATTGATGTTTGACCAGACAGGCTGTGCAGGAATTGCAAAATATTTCTGCAAGCAGAAGATTTCAGATCATAACAACGGCAAGCACGCCAAGCGCTATGTTGCGTCAACGAACTGCATTAAGCCGCAGCCGCAGAATAACGATTATCGTCTGACGAAACGTGCGGTGCAGAGCATGGCATATAACTGTGATAACTCGGCACTGTTCGAGAATATGTATCAAGATTATTACTATGCTGATTGCCGTCCATTCTGGAACGAGGATAACGGCACGTTCTACATATCGCTGTTTATGTACCGGAGAACGGCGAAGCTGAACATATAGGGGGTGAGATGATGAGTCTTAAGGGAGCTGAGCTTAGCGTGATATGTGATGATTGCCATAAGGCATTCATAGTCTGCGTTCGCAAAGAGAGATTTCAAAGCATAGAAGGGGACGTATGGTGCTATAACTGCCCTCACTGTGGTAAGTTATACGTTGCATATATCGACGATAGCCTGACACGTCATGCCCAATCGCTTCAAAAAAACGGTGTTTTGTTGAAAGATATTCTGGCGAAAATATCGAGAGAATTATCGGCAAGGCAGGGAAAGGAGAATTATCATGACTAAGAAGCGATTGCTGTCATATCGACAGCTTAAGGCTGAACTGAAATTGGTAAGCACAGATAGTGACGATTATCGCAGACTCAAAGCAGAGATATCAGAGATTGAAGCATATGTGTCTAGCATTGATGATGCATTCATCAGGATTATTTTCCGCCTGCGCTATCTTGTCCCACGCAAGGACGGAGCTTGGCAGCCACCGTCATGGGCGTGGATAGCCAGGCAAGCCAATGCTTCAGAGGACTACTGCAAAGGCAGGCATTGCAAGTTTTGCAAAAAAAACACGTTGTAACACGCACGAACACACTCTGCATGCTATGATGATAATGCGGGGTTGTTGTTATAGTTTTTCCATAGTTTTATGCCGGTGCAAGGGCCACGTTGTATGACGTGGTCCTTGTGCTATATATGCGAGGTGATAACGTGTATAGTACGAGTCAGATCAGAGAGCTAATCAAGGACGGACGAGTTGACAAGTTCTACAACGACCGCTACTGGAGAAAGTTCAGTAAGAGCGTTATCGCAGAGCAGCACAATGAGTGTCAGATATGCAAGTGCAAAGGCAAGGTGACGAGAGCAAATATTCTTCATCACGTCAAGCATCTTAAGCAATTTCCGCAGCTTGCATACAGTCGGTATTACTATGACGATAATGGCGAACGGCATAGACAGCTGATAGCACTGTGTCATGACTGTCATGAAGCACAGCACCCAGAACGGCGCTGGCAAGAACGTGCAGATAAGTTCGTCAATGAGGAGCGGTGGTGAGCGCCTTGCGGCGATACCCCCCGGGGTCAAGGGTCGAAAAATTTTTTCGGCCTTGTACGACGGGAGGCACAGAAGACAAATCCGCCCTCGCACGCACGTGAGAGAATTTTTTTCAAGAAAAGTCAAATGTAAGGAGTTGGCAAAAGTGAAAAAACCGAGTTTATCAGAGATTGAACAGTCGTTGATAGAGCAGCTCGAACAAATGGGAGCTTCTGTCGATTTCTATAAATCGCTGGTTTCAGATTATCTGTTTTATGAAAAACAGGAAAGGAAAATGCAGGCTGATATTCGCAAGAGAGGACTGACCTATATGGCAGTTTCTGCGGTAGGAAAAGAGTATGAAAAAGACAATCCGTCCGTAAAGCAGGCGTATATGTACAACAAGCAGAAACTTCAAATTCTGAAAGACTTGGGCCTGTCAACTGACAAGGTCAAGAACCTTGACGATGACGAAGAGCTGTAAGGGGCAAGAAGCTCTTGACCTCTCGTATCTTGCAGACTATATCAGCCTAGTCGAGGAGCATAAGTATCCGTATTGTGCTGAGCAGTATCAGCTTATTGACTACGTCAAGCGCATGTTTTTGTCAGAAGATATCTACATTGATGTTGCTCAGGCAGAAAAATATTTCAGCTACGAAAAATATTTTCCGTTCAAGCTTTTTCCATGGGAACGATTCGTGTTCACCCTTCACAACTGCACCTATAAGTCCAATGACTCCTTACGATGGCCTGTACTGTTTCTCTACGTCGGTCGAGGAGCAGGAAAAAACGGCTACTTAGGCTTTGAAGATTTCTGTTTGCTAACACCGACAAATGGCATCAAGCATTACAACATCGATATTTTTGCCACGACAGAAGATCAGGCTAAGACCACGTTCAATGATGTGTACAACGTACTTGAAGACAACCGTGACAAGATGCAGAGATTTTTTTACTGGAACACAGAAAAAATCATAAATCTTAAAACAAAATCCGTCTTGCGATACAGAACATCGAGCCCGAAATCTGCCGACGGTGCAAGACCGGGCAAGGTAGACCATGATGAAGAGCACGCATATGAGAACAGTAAGCTCATAGATGTTGCTGTTGGCGGCCTTGGAAAAAAGCCACGCCCACGCCGCACGATCATAAGCACCGACGGATTCGTCCGTGAAGGTCCACTTGACAAAGATAAGACCAAAGGGATTAGAATTCTTAACGGTGAAATAGATGATAACGGCATGCTACCATTCATTACAAGAGTAGATAAGCCAGAAGAAGTTGAAATGCCTGAAATGTGGTATAAGGCAAACCCATCACTGCAATACCTGCCCGATCTTCTTCAGGAAATGAAGACTGAATTTCAAAATTATCTCGACGATAAGATAAGCAACATCAGCTTTGCAGTTAAACGCATGAACTGCCTGCCACAGCAGACTGAGGGCGGTATAACCGCCTTTGACAATATCCTGGCGACTAATCAGGATATCACACCATATTTGTCAAAGCTTCAGGGCAAGCAATGCACAGCAGGCTTTGACTATATGAAGACCGATGACTTCCTTTCAGCAGGCTTGCTCTTCGACGTAGACGGAACTGACGTATGGATAACGCACACCTGGGTGTGCAAGGCTTCTGCAGATCTATCAAGAATCAAGGCTCCACTGCAAGAATGGGAAGCGGCGGGGCTACTGTCATTCGTTGACGGTCCAGAGATACCGCCTGAGATACCCGTTATATGGGTGGCGCAGAAAGCGGCGGAATTGAATGCAAAAGTCGCAATGACTGGCATCGATAACTATCGCTATACACTGCTTAGGAGGGCGCTTAAAGAGAATCTCTACGCTTCTGACGAAAAAGGCTACGGGAATATCATGCTTGTCCGTCCGTCAAATGAAATGATGATAATGCCTGTAATCACAAGTCAGCTGGTGAATCATAAGCTTGCAGTCGGAGACAATCCCATTTTCCGCTGGGCTATGAACAATACCAAGGTATGCACTTCGTCCGCAGGCAATATGACATATGGTAAAATAGAGCCGAAATCACGCAAGACAGACCCGTTCAAAGCTTACGTTGCTGCGAAAGTAGCTCAGAATAAAATTTCTGAGCAAATATCAAGTATGCCAATGAATACAAACATTCCTGGCGTTTTCACATTCTAGCGGAAGGAGGATAAGCAATGGGTTTAAAATCGTTGATATCAAGAATTATCAACGCCAAAAGTGACGAAGTTATAAGTGTCAAGTCAGTAGGATATGACGATGATGTACGAATAGCTGTTCAGGCATATGCTATTCAGGTAGTTGTCGAGATTCTTGCTGCACTTATATCCAAGTGCGAAATAAAAACCTATCACAATGGAAAATCATTCAAGGGTGAAGAATGGTATCTTTTCAATGTTCGTCCAAACGCAAACCAGACGGCCGCACAGTTTAAGAATGAAATAGTTCGGAAAACTTTGATACTGGGAAACAGTCTGATAGTCAGTGCAGGTCAGCAGTTGATATGTGCCGACGGCTGGAGCACACAGGAATATGCGTTGTATCCGAACTTTTTTTCGCAAGTTTCAAAAGGTTCTTTTACTTTTGAAAAAAGGTTTGATATGAATGATGTTCTCTTTCTAAGATTTTCAAACGGCGGAGTAAGGCAGATTCTATCTGAAATGCTTGAAAATCACAACAAATTTCTTGAAACATCTTCAACGGTCTATGCAAAGAGTGGAACGCAGAAAGGTATACTCGAGATAACACCCATGGCTCAAGGACAGCCGAACTACGAGGAGAAATTTCAAGAGTTAATGAACAAGTATTTCAAAACGTACTTTGAGGCAAAGAATGCAGTTCTGCCTCTGTGGGGTGGAATGAAATACACGCCACAGAGCAACGGAGAAACCAAGCGGACTGTTTCGGAAACAACGGACTACATCTCGATACTCAACGATGCTCTTGAAAAGGCTGCTATTGCATATAACGTGTCACCGGCTATCGTCAAGGGAAATGTTGAAAATATCAGTGAGGCTTTGTCGATGACTCTTACTTTTGCCGTAGATCCTTTTGCGAAAATGCTATCTGACGAGATTACCGCAAAACGATACACGAAAGAGCAGGTCTTGAAAGGAAACTACGCAAAGGTTTGCACGGAAAATATCAAACATTTCGATATTCTCGAAATGGCGAATTCCGTTGACAAGCTGATTTCCAGTGGTTTCTATTCGACCAATGAGCTGAGAGAAAAGGTCGGAGAAGAACGAATTTCTGAAAGTTGGGCGGATCAGCACACCCGAACCAAGAACTATGAAACGATAGAAGGAGGTGGAAACGATGAATAGCATTTTAAATCGATTTGAATTCAGGTTAGAGGCAGATAAGCCAACGGAGCTTAACTTATATTTGTATTCTCAGGTCCGTGGAGGACTTGCCTATGATTTGGCAAAGGGAAAATTTGAGGAGAGCAAGACAGGTGCGAGCTATTTTTCCAAAAAGCTGGAAGAATACAAGGACTGTGAGCACATCAATCTGTACATCAACTCTCTTGGCGGTCAGATCAAAGAGGGCGTCGCTATTGGAAATATTTTAAAGCGGCATAAAGCAAAAGTGACTTGTTATGTTGACGGCTGGGCTTGTTCGATAGCTAGCGTTATAGCCATGGCAGCGGACGAGATCGTCATGTACAACAACAGCCTCATGATGATTCATCAGGCGTCCTGCTATTGTGAAGGAAATGCCGATGATATGAGAATCGCTGCTGACGAGCTGGATAAGATGACTGACACCGCTATCTCAACATATGCCGAACGTTGCGGTGGTAAGTGTAGTCGTGAAAAAATTTCCGAAATGGTCAAGGTGGGAACATGGCTCACAGCTGATGAATGTCTTTCGTATGGCCTATGTGATACCATATCGACTGGGAAACAGCCTGTTGATATGGCAACCATGCTCAGTGACGTAAAGCGATACACAATGTCAAGTGTTCTTGACGGTGAAAGCATGGATAAGCTTATTGAGCTGTATAAGCAGTCAACTGCACAGCAGGCCTTACCTGCTGAAAAAAGCAAAGAAGAGAAAGAAAATGCCGCTATATCGGCATTTGAAAAGTTTATGAAATTGGAGGTAAAAAAATGATTAATCTCGACACACTCAAGGAACAGAAAGAAGATATCCTGGCATCGCTTTCAGTCGCTATAAAAAATGGCGATGATAAAGCAATGGAAAATGCTCTGGATAAGTACGGCAACCTGATTTCAGATACTATCATGAATGAGGTAAAGAGCACCACGGAGTCTGTTGACAGCCAGATACTTAGCACACGTGGTGTAAGAATGCTGACAAGCGATGAAAAAGAGTACTATGACTCCGTTATCGCTGCCGGTAAGTCTTCTGATCCGAAGATGGCATTGACAAATGCCGACAAAACAATGCCAATCACGATCATTGAGTCCGTGCTCGGTGAAATTCCACAGCAGCACCCACTGCTCAACTTCATCAGCTTCCAGGACACAACTGGCATCACAAGAATGCTTGTCAACGAACAGGGCGAACAGACTGCCAAGTGGGGAGATCTGAACACCGCTATCGACAAAGAGTTGCAGGGAGCGTTTAAGCTTTTCGACGTCTCTCTCAAAAAGCTTACAGCATGGATACCTGTGTCTAACGATATGTTAGATCTGGGTGCAACATGGCTGGATAGGTATGTACGTGAAATCCTTGCTGAGGCTCTGTGGGTCGGCATGGAAACAGGTATCGTTACAGGTGACGGCCTGAACTGCCCTATCGGAATGTGCAAGGACGTGTCTGATAAGGCGTCAGTAGTTGGCGGAAAATACCCCGATCAGAGCACGATTGCACTCAAGGAAATGTCGCCTGAGGCTATCGGTACTATCGCTGCTCAGCTTACTAAGACAGAGGCTGGAAACAACAGGCCGCTTGATAACCTCATCTTCGTAGTCAATCCAAAGACATATCTGACCAAGGTAATGCCTGCAACAACGAACTTCGTTCAGGGAAAATGGGTTAACGATGTTATGCCTATTCCATGCACTATTATCCAGTCATGCGCCGTTCCTGATGACAGAGCTATCTTCGGTCTTGGCAAGCGTTACTTCATGGGTCTTGGCATGGCTAAGGGCGGTAAGCTGGAGTTTGATGACTCATTCAAGTTCCTTGATGACGCAAGGACATATAAGATCAAGACATACGGCAACGGCAAGCCACTCGACAGCAATGCTTTCAGGTATCTGGATATCTCAAAGCTTAAGAGATTTATCCCGACAGTATACACTGTCACACCGTCAGAAACATAAGGAGTTGATATAAATGCAGCAGGCATTATTCGAGGAAGTTAAAAATCAGCTGAACATAACTTGGTCAGACGAAGCTACTGACAGAAAGATAAACAGCATTATAGCACGTGCTATAGGAGTACTTAACGGATATGCAGGTCAGGTGCTGGATATCAACGTTGACGAAAATATCAACGGCGACGCCCAGCTTCTGATCGACTGCTGCAGATATATATATAACGATTGCTTCGAGGACTTTGAAAAAAATTATCACTCTCAGCTCTTCGCTCTGAGAGCAAGATGTCAGATTGAGGAGATGTCAGGAGGAAGCGTATGATAAGCAAGCGGCAGACGTTCAATGACGGAATATGCACTATGGCAACTATCATCAATGCCAATAGCTTGAAAATCAAGCAAGCAGGCATAAGATATGACAATCGTACCGTCGGCTCAGAGCGTTTCTATAAAGCCGCTGAGTATCAGCACCGCTGTGATAAGGTGATAAGAATACCACTTATCGCCGAGCCGCAGGCGACTGACATTGTGATAATGAACGGCGACCAGTATAACGTCATTCAAGTTCAGATGATAAAGGACGCTAAGCCGCAGGCTTGGCAGTTATCAATAGAAAAGCGGAAAAAGAGGTTAGAAATCCATGTCAATGAGTCCTGATGAGATGGCTGAGGCTTTACAGCACGCATTTCAGCAAGAAAGTCACCGTGTTAATGAAGCCGCCAAAAGAGCCGTTAAGAAGACCGCAAAGGAAACCCGCAAGGTCGTCCAAGAACACTTCACGTTCAATAACCGCTCCGGCAAGTATGCCAAGGCGCTTACAGTTAGCACCGAATACGAGGACTCTTTCGACATTCGGCAGATAGTGAATTTCAAGAAGAATAAGCAGTATCTTCTCACACACCTGCTGGAGTATGGCCATGCTATGAAGCGTGGTGGCAGAACGCTTCCGTTTAATGCGAAAGCTTATCCGCACATGATTTACGGACAAGAGTATGACGAAGAAAAATTACCGGAAAACATCAGAAAGGAGATTGAGAAGTCGAAATGACATTGACAGAACTTATATCACTTTCGGGCATTCCTGCGGACAGGATTGCTAAGATAGATTTTCCAGTGGAAACGGAATTGCCGTTCGCAACATGGATAAACAAGACACCTCAGACGATATCTGCAGACGGAAGAACTGTCGCAGTTATCCCACGGATTGCAGTTGAAATATACTGCGAGCCGGAAGATGAAGAAACACATATCCTATTTGAGAACGCCCTTATGGATAAGGGCATATGTTTCTCAGTCGCCGCAGGCTATCTGGGGCAGGATCAGCAAATGGATATGTGGGTATACGAATTCGATCGCAAGGAGGAATATTAATGAAAGGAACAGTGAAAGCCGTTGCCCATGCACTGATTACAGAGTCTACAGATGTCAGTGGTGCGACAACTATCACATATGGAGAACTTAAGTATCATAAGACAAAGCTTTCGGGCACCCGTCAGGTAAGCCTTGACCCGAAGTCATCAAGCAATGAGGTATGGGCTGACGGCGTAGTAGCATTCGCAGGTCAGACTAATCAGGGTTACGAGGGAACTATCACCACACTTGACCTGTGTGATGATCTTGAGAAAGACTGGTACGGAAATGTCATCGAAGAGAAAAACGGCACACTGGTCGAAGTAGCAAGAACAGGAGAAGCGCCAAAGTTCGGCTTGATCGTACAGTATGAGTCAACATCAGAAGCCGAGGGATACACCGAGGTTTTCCCTTACTGCTATACTACAGATCGCACGAAATTCTCAGTTAAGACAGAGGAAGACAGCGGTATGGACTATGAGTATACAGAGCATAAGATTGCCTGCAAGCCGTCACCGGCTGAGGCTACTGTCAACAACAAGAAAGGACACATTGCACGTTTCCGTATAAAGGGTAACACAGTACTCACAAAGTTTCCTGAGTACACCTACACCCCGGGTGAATGACAATGAGCAATACATTAGTCCTGACTATAGACAGCAGGCAGATAGGCTTCAAGGCTACAGCAGGCCTTTTCTATCGATACAAGGAAGCATTCGGCACGGAGTATCTTGAGGACGTTGTCAAGGTTCATCAGTTCGGTAAGGGTGCCTTTGTTCAACAGGTCGAATACCGCACCCTATGGGTGCTTGCCAAGACTTATGATGATAGTATACCGCCTATTCAGACGTGGCTTGACAGCTTCGCCTATGGTGCATTTCCTGTTGATGATATCTATAATCAGGTTATGCCTATACTGCAGGCAAACATGAAAGTTGACAGAAAAAATCCATAAGCGGCAGTAAAAGCGGAGATGATCGGCCTCTCAAATCGGAGGAGGTCATCTCTCTTGTTATAAACAGGGGTCTTACTGTCGCTGATTTAGACCGCATGACGTATGGTATGGTAGTGAACTATGCCTGCGCCTATGACCGACAGCGATTAATCGCCGCCGGCAAAAAGGTCATTGACCCCGAAATTAAATACGAAGAACTGAAATCAAACCTGCCTGTTGTTGAAGAACGATATAAGCAGGGAAAAATCAGCAAAGAACGATATGAAAAGTATATTGCGAAAATAAAGGCATGGGAGGGTGAGTAATGGCTAAGTCATCATCAGATGAGAAAATCAAAGGTATGTACGTCAAAATCGGTGGTGATACGTCTGAGTATACTGCCGCCATGAAAGGGCTTAATGCCGATATCAATTCGACTACAAAAAATCTGAACAGCGTCAACAAACTCTTAAAGCTTGACCCGACTAACGTTGAATACACCGCTCAGAAGCAGAAGTTGTTGAGCGAGGCTATCGAAGCAACAAAAACAAAGCTTGACGTTCTCATTAGAAACGAGAAAGATATCAACGAGCAGTATAAGAAAGGCGAGTTGCCCGTTGAGTCATATCTTAAGTATCAGGAAGAACTTGAAAAGACCAAGAAGAAGCTGAACACACTGCGAGATCAGACCAAGACCGCAGATGATAGCACCAAGGAGCTTGGCAATGAAGCCAAGGATACGTCAGATAAGGTCAAAGACCTTGGTGATAAAGCTGACCAGACAGGCAGTGTCTTCAAGGACGTTTTCTCTGCTAATCTTGCAGTTGAGGGGCTGAAAGCTATAGCTAATGCCGCCAAGGAAGCGGCGGAAAGCTGTGCACAAGTTGGTATAGACTTTTCAAGTTCTATGTCCAATGTGGCGGCGACAATGGGCATGACCGCAGAGCAGGTCAGCACAGGCGCTGAGGACTATCAAAAGTTAGAGAACGCCGCTCGTGAGTGTGGTGAGACTACAAAGTATACCGCTTCGGAGTCCGCTGACGCTCTTAATTACTTGGCTCTTGCAGGATATGACGTAAATAAGGCGGTTGAAACACTGCCGAAAGTTCTTAATCTTGCCACTGCCTCAGGCATGGACCTTGCGTCCTGCACTGACATGGTAACGGATACTATGTCAGCACTACAGTTGCAGACGAGTGACCTTGACGGCTATATGGACATGATGGCCAAGACAGCCCAAAAATCTAATACCACAGTTGCTATGCTTGGTGAGGGCATTCTCCAGTGTGCCGGTACGGTCAAGTCCACAGGGCAGGACGTTGATACAATGTGCACCTCTCTTGGAATACTGGCTAATAACGGTATCAAGGGTGCAGAGGGCGGCACACATCTCAGAAATATGCTTTTGTCGTTAACATCACCGACAGACGTTGCTTCCGCTAAGTTGAAAGAACTGGGTGTGAGCGTGGCTGACAGTGAGGGAAATATCAGAGATATCAACGATATTTTCGGAGACCTTAACGCCAAGCTTTCCAAGCTCTCAGATGACCAGAAGACCAAGGCGCTTAGCGATATTTTCAATAAGACAGACTTATCGTCCGTTAATGCCATGCTTCAAGGCATGAGCGGGTCTTTCGATGACCTGAAAGCTCAGGTAGATAACGCCGACGGAGCGTGTCAGACAATGGCTGACACCATGAATAACAATCTTAAGGGTAAGCTGGCTATAATGGACTCTTCCCTTGAATCCCTTGGCATAACTATTTTTGATAAGTTCAGTGCCCCACTCGAAGACGCCGCCGAAAAAGGCTCAGAGCTTTTCAGTGAACTTACCAAGGATATCAAAGATGGAGACCTCAGTGACGAATTCGACGATATGGGCAATGCCCTTGGAGATTTAGTCGAAACAGGCGCCAAGTTCGCCAAAGGTTCGTTGCCTATCCTCATTGACGGTGTAAAGTTCTTCTGCGAGCATTCTAACCTTGTTATCGGAGGATTGACAGGAATAACGTCGGCAATGGTATCAAAAAAAGCCATAAATAACGTTTCAGACCTCGTAAAGTCATTCAAGAGCCTTACAGGTGCAACAAAAGCAGCTGAAACCGCCCAGCAGGCTTTAAATGCAACTCAAAAAGCGTCGCCGGTAGGGGCAATTGCAGCTATTATAGGTACGGTAGTTGGCGGTATTGTGTCTTATGCAACTTCGGTTGATGACGCCGCTGATTCAACAAAAGTCCTCAATGACGAAGAGCAGGCGTTAGTCGACAGCACGAATGAACTGACAGACTCCATGAAGAAAGCCGCAGATCAGAGAGAAGAAGCCAAGACAGATATAGAAGCCGAGTATAGCAGCTATAAAAGTCTTGCAGATAGAATTTTTGAGCTTTCTGACGCCGAGAGCTTATCTAATGACGAGAAGTCAGAAATGAAAACTCTTGTGGACCAGCTGAACAGTGCCATGCCTGACCTTAATCTTCAGATTGATGATCAGACAGGCAAGCTTCTCAACAATAAGGACGCTGTCTATGAGTGCATAGAAGCAAAGAAAGAACAGCTTCTTGTCGAAGCAGCTCAGAAAGATATGGTCGCTATATCAGAAGACCTCTATAAGGCTGAGAAAAATCATAAAGAGCTTGAAGAAGAAATTGCCAAAAAGAAAAAAGAAATGATCCCGATTCAAGAGAAGATGAATAAGCTAAACGCAGATTGGGCGAACGTCGCTGATGAAAGTCAGTACTGGGATCTACAGGAGCAGTATGACAAGCTTGACAAGTCTGTAAAAGAGCTTCAGAAGTCGTATAAGTCCGCAGGCGGAGAGATTGAGCAACTGAACACAGACTATGCTGACGCCTCCAAGTACGTTTCTGAGCATTCTTCTGCTCTCGAAGACAATTCAAAGGCCGTAGAGGACAATGCAAAAAAGGTCGATACGATCTATAACCGCACTGTCATGTATAAAGACGGCTTACACAAGGTATCACAAGAAACTGTTGACGCAATAGTTGAGATGAATAAGAGCTATGACGAAGCCGTCCAGAAACGAACGGAAGAATTGCAGAACAATCTTAACCTCTTCGACGAATTCAACGGCGGTGCTGAGATATCCGCAGAACAGCTTATGCAGAATTTGGAATCTAATCTTGACGGCATGGCAAGTTGGTCTGATGATATCAAGACGCTTGCAGACAGAGGCGTGAATAAAGGTCTTATTAAGACCTTGCGGGAAGCAGGTCCGCAATCTGCAAGCAAGATAAAGGCGCTACTGTCTATGTCGCAGCCTGAGTTGAAAAAGTACAGTGATATGTGGAAAGGGTGCATGAGCGACTGCAAGAAGATAGCAACATCAGAGTTCGACGAGCTCAGGCAACAGTATGATAAGACCATAGAGACGCTTCAAAAGCGTGACCAAATAAGCCAGATATCAGACGTATGGAAACAAACAGGTGCGGCAATGATGTTAGGTATGCAGCAAGGCATACTGTCTGCACAGCAGTCTGTCATTGATACCGCAACAAGTGGAGCGAACGCAGTGCTTGCGGCGGTCAAGGGGGTATATGATATACACTCCCCTTCAAAGGCATTTGAGAATATATCGAAAATGAATGCGCAGGGTGAGATCCAAGGCTGGAAGTCAGCAGAGAAGGATATCATCAAAGCCTATACCAATACTGGTGACAAGATACTGTCAGAGAATATGCGAAATACATACAGCGATACGAATAGGGTCGCAAGGTCGGTATATAATGGATCATATGCCCACAGTATCACGCAGAAAGCAGCAACAAGCGCCACAGAAAACACGCAGGTCGTCCCAACAGTCAGACAAATGCCAGAGACTATTCATAACGTGATAGTATTCCCTAATGGGAAAGTGATTGCAGAGGAAACAGTTCCATTTATAGATGTAATGCTTGGCGAAAGAGCTGCGAGAAAGAAAAGAGGTAGTGCAGTATGACACGACAAATCAGATTTAATGGCAAAAAGTCGTATGAGGATTTTAAAATCAGAATAATCAGTGCAACAGTTGCAGAGCCGAAGAAGCGTGAGATCAAAGTGACTGTACCTTATCGCAACGGCAGTATTGACCTGTCTGACTATGACGGCAATTTTTATTTTGACGACACCGAAGTATCATACAAGATGTTCGTATCTGATACAGACCCTGTCACACTGCTCCGCAGGATTGAGAAGATCAAGAGCTGGTTATGTGAAGCTCCACAGCAGAATATTTATGACAACTATTCCGAGAACTATCATTTTGTCGGCAAGTGTAGAACTGTTGAGACCAGCCTTGGTGAAGATGACATAACAGCTACTCTCGATGTCACTTTCGATGTAGCACCATATAAGGTCTCTGACGACTTTGCAGACACAGCATGGGACACTTTTTCATTCGATGATGATTGCCTCAATCAGATGCCTCTCTCCTGCATAGCACACACAGACGGCTATCATTCCCAGCCGGGGGTACTATACTTCTGTTCTTATGCCAAAGATGACATAGTTCCGAGCTTAAGGTATCACAAAAATGCTAACGATAAGGACAAACGAGGATTGACAATGCTTGATCTCAACGGTCATACCCTCACAGAAAACCTATACAAAGAAACTGAATCAACGTTTAGAATGCAAAATTTCGTCGTCAAACCCGGCACAAATGTCTTAGCTCTATACGGATCTGGTTCACTTGAAATCGAACTGGTGGAGGAAATACTATGTTAGTTACACTCGATGATGCAAAGACGCTTCACGAAACTGGTTCTGTCAGAACCAACAAGCTGACAGGAACCATTGCCAAAGAAATAAACGCTATTGACACATTTACGTTCAACATATATCCCGACAACAGCTACTACTCCGATTTAAAAGAACTGACATCGTTGATAAAGGTTTACGACAAGGAAAGTCTGATATTCGATGGCAGAGTACTGACGATATCACCATACATGACTGATAGTGGCGAGATTGGCAAACAAGTTGTCTGCGAGGGCGGTTTGTGTTTTCTGAAAGATAGTGTACCAATTATCAAACAGCTAAAGTGCACAATAAGAACGTATATAGCCACACTACTTTCAGCACACAATAATTCTGTTGAAAGCTACAAGCAGATACATATTGGCAATATTAACTGTTCGCAAGTGCAGCACACATTTAATCCAGGATATGAAGACACGTTCTCAGAATTGACGAAAAACCTGATTTCCGGTGAAGATATCAGAGGTGAAATGAGGGTACGCATCGGCAAAGGAGGCATTAGATTTTTCGACTTCATAGCAAACGAATTTTCAGAGTTCAGCAATAAAACGATACAACTAGGAAGGAATATGCGATCTATCACGCAGGCGATAGACCCAAGTGAGATCATCACAAGACTGTATCCGTTAGGTGCTGTCATCAACGATGATACGGGCGAACGTGTGACGCTTTCGGGAGCAACGAAGTATATTGACAATGACCAGCTGATAAAGCGGTACGGAGTACACGCTGGAACTATGGTATTCGACAATATCACCACTCCAGGCGCATTGTCTGGAGCCGGCAGAGTATGTGCCGGAGCACTAAAAGCAGCAAAAGTTCAGTATGAGGTATCGGCTATTGACATTGATAAGAAGCTAGACGGCTTTGCAGTTGGCTGCAGGTATCGCGTAGTCAATAGCTACCTTGGCATCGACGAAATATTGAGATGCATTGGCACCAGTATCGACATCAATGACAGATCACAGAATGTGCTGACATTTGGCGACAAGATCGCCACAATTAGTGGAATGTCAGCAAGAAAATAGGAGAAATGATTATGGCAAAAGCAATTGATATAAGTTTAGAGGTCACACAGGTGGCAACAGCATATACAGGTCGAGACGTCCGACAGGCTATTGTCGACGCATTGAACGCCACACAGAACGCAATCAATGAAATGAATATGCCAGCAGGATCTCAGACCCTTATCGTACCGTCAGAGACGACACTGGCCACAACGACTTTGAATTTGCCGTTCACACCGACTCAGAATACGCAGATCATCTGTAGTCTGCGGGAGGTGTCGGCACCAACAGTGAGAAGGCTGTGTGTAGAAACATTTTTCACAAGCAACAATTTGATAGTAGCGCTGACGAACGCAGAAAGTGCAAGTGCTACCGTTCCACAGGGTGAATATATTATTGACTGGATCGTAACAAAGCCATAGAAAGGAGGAATATCAATGCACATAAAAATCAACGAAGACTACAATGTAGTCGTGAACACAGCCCTATTAGGCTATGTCGGTGAAACAAATGCCCGTCCTGTGTCGGTCGAGGGCATGGAGATAGACGGCGCAGACCGCTATGTAATGACGATAGACTACGGCGACGGCGTGACATATGAGGTCGATATCACAGGTGGCACATGGACACCTACGGCTGATATACTGCGGTCAGCGCAGACAGTCAGCTGTCAGATAGCGGCTAAAAAACTGTCAGGGCAGGAATATATCCTGGTGAAGAAATCACGAATTTTCCGTCTGCGTATCGGTGCGGCTATAGGCGATAATGCAGTACCGTCACCTGATGTGGCTATGGACGCACTAGACCGCATAGACGCCATAGGCAGACAGGCGCACGCAGATATGCAGACAGCCGTCACCGCCGCAGAAACGGCGACTACAGCGGCAGAAAACGCTGAGAAATCAGCTACAGACGCAGAGAAATCAGCAGATACCGCAGAACAGGCGGCAAGCCGTGCTGAAACTGCAAAGACAGCGGCTGAAAAGTCCGCTACACAGGCAGAAAACGCCAAACAGGGTGCAGAAACTGCACGTGCTGAGGCGGTCACAGCACAGAACGCCGCCAAGGTATCAGCAGCCCAAGCATCAACGGCAGCACAGCAGGTCGAAGCCGACAAGACAATAACGGCAGGATATGCCAAAACTGCCAAAACTAATGCAGACAGCACTGCGGCAGACAGACAGGCGGTGCAGACGTTGGCAGAACAGGTGACAGCTGATAAGGCTATTGTGGCAGACCATGCCACACAGGTCGCAGAGGACAGAACAGCCGCTGAAACTGCCGCACAGACAGCACAATCCATAGCTGACAGCCTGCCTGAGGACTATGTAACGGCTGTCGAAAAAATTGCCGAGAATACAGTTGAAATAGCTAACGTGAAGCTTACGGATAAGGAACTGCAAAGACGTGTAAATGCACTGTATTCCATCGGTCAGGGTATCACACACCAGTTTGAAACAGACACAGATACGGCATATGCTAAGACTATTCCTACAGGCGGGAAGCTGATGAGCGTGAAGTCTGTTGGTGGTAGGAATTTGGTGTGGAATCAGATGTGTTCGACGTTCACATATCAAGGTACGGAATGCAATTGCAAGCCAGTGTACTCTGCCCATAAATATCTGTGCAGAATAGATTGCGAAGCTGAGCAAGGCACTACTGTCTATATGTATTTCCGTGAAGTGATATACACCAAAAACAACCAGATAAGTAAAGCTGTGAATGCTGGAAAAAGTACTTTGTCATGGATTACTAGCCCATATGGCGATAGCGATATAGGTGGTACGTTTGACGCATTTTTAACAGGCAATAGCGTCAAAGTGACGTTTAGCAATCGACAGATTTTTGACCTAACCGCCATGTTCGGCACAGGCAACGAGCCTAGCACAGTGGAAGAATTTGAAGCCATGTTCCCTGCGGACTACTATCCATATAATGCTGGCGAGATTATTAGTGCTGGCACAGAAGAGATTGTGGAGCAGGGACGAAACTTGTGGGACGAAGTATGGGGAGTTGGTTCGATTAACGCATCTAGTGGCAATGACGAAGGTTCAAAAGAGGCTATATATTCAAAAAACTATACGCCAATTATACCAAATTCAACCTATATCTTCGTGTACGCAGGTAGTGCCAAAATTGAAAATGTGAAAACCAGATTTTATGACCATAACAAAAAGTACATTGGCTATAACGACAACAACGGGCAAATTGTCTACCCAAACAGAGCATTTATAACCCCATTAAACGCATTCTATGTACGTTTCACACTGCCACCGATGTATGGCGATGTTTACAAAAATGATATAGCGTTGATAGCTGGTAGCTCTGGAGCCTACGCCCCCTATCATCGCAACGAATACCCAATCCCCGAAGCAATCCGCAATCTGCCTGGCTATGGTTGGTCAGCAGGAACGGCACGAAACTATGTGGACTATGAAAATAAACGATACGTTCAGTGCGTGAGCAGCGTTGATTTAGGGACGCTGGATTGGACGTCTAGATTATCGACAGTCGACAACAGTATATACGTTTTTATTTCCAATGATTTAAATGCGAACAATCGGGGTAATAGTGGGTTGTGTAGTCAATATGATTTGGTTACGTCTAATATCGACGCAACCATAGTAAAAAAAGATAAGTTTTTCTATTATAATCCACTGAACATCGCATTTATTGATAAATCCTACACCAATGCCACCGCATTTAAACAGGCGATGCAGGGTGTTATCCTATACTACGAACTAGCGAACCCTATAATCACCGACATTTCAACCCTGATTGATGATGATTTTCTGCGAAACATCGAGGTCGAAGCAGGGGGTTCAGTGACATTCAAGGGTGGTAATGACGATTACAGAATACCTGTTCCAAGTGAGGAAGAGTATATCGTGAGACTTTCAGAGATAGGAGGTACAACATGACGGATTTAGAAAAATCTATGGTTGAGAGCATGGGGCTGACGGAAGACAATTTTCGCAAGCCCAAAGTCACCGAGATAGACAGGATAAAGGCAAACGTTGATTTTTTGGCTATGTTGAACGGTGTTGAGTTGGAGGTGAGCGGCGATGAGTAAAAACTATGCAAAGGTCAAGAGATACTATGACAGCAGTTTGTGGTCGGTTGCTATGGTACACACCGCCGTCGGCAAGTGGATCACGGCTGAGGAGTATACAACAATCACGGGACAAACATACGAAAGCGAGGAACAGCAATGAAAGAAAACACAACAAAAATCATCATATCAGCAATAGCCGCAGGGCTGTCAGCGTATTTCCGTGTTATGGCGATACCTATAGTCATTCTGGTGCTTGTGATGATCATCGACTATATCACAGGAATGTGGAAAGCATGGAGCAGGGGCGAGCTGTCAAGCCGTGTCGGTCTTAAAGGGCTTTTCAAGAAAGTCGGCTACATATTCGTGGTGGCGGTGTCAGGCGTGCTTGATTGGCTCTTTATCTCAGGACTTTCACAGATAGGCATTGAGGTAAGTGTCAGCTTTTACTTCGGGCTTATTGTGACGATATGGTTTATCATCAACGAGTGTATTTCTATCTTGGAAAATCTTGCGGTGATAGGTATACCACTGCCGTCATTCTTGGTGAAGATAGTACACAAGCTTAAAATCACAGTTGAAAACAAAGTGGATACAAACGAAAGTGAGGAATAACAATGAATTACGATGAGTTTATCAAGAAGCACAATGGCGTAGCCGTTGACTATGACGGAGCAGCAGGCAGGCAGTGTGTAGACCTTGCAACGGCATATTTTAACGAGGTCTTCGGTTCAGGTATCAAGAATTTCTGGTATGACGCACATCACTTTTGGGATTTGTTTGACAAAAATACTTGGCTGAAAGCAAATTTCACAAAGGTAAAGAACACGCCAAGTTTCGTGCCGAAAAAGGGTGATGTAGCGATATGGTCAGGCACGTTGAATGGCGGCTGGGGTCACATAGCAATCTGCACGGGTGAGGGCAACACGAGTTATTTTTATTCGTATGACCAAAACTGGAGCGGAAAAGCCTGCACTAAGGTCAAGCATACTTATGACCATATTGCAGGCTTCCTGAGACCAAAGAAACAGAGCAAGATAAGTGCGAAAGTGCTTGACAAGACAGGCTACAAGCAGGGCAACAAAACAAGCGGTGTGCTTGCCCTCAAGGAGCTGTTGCTTCTTGCAAAGGCGGTCAAACTTCACAACATAGGTATGGATAAGAACGGTACATACGGAAAAGGTACTGCAAAGGCAGTTAATACTCTGCTGAAAAAGTGGGGGTACAGCGAGAATGGCATTGCAGGCGTGAACTTCATCAAGAAGCTCAGCGACGAGATTACAAAGAAGATAAAGTAGACAGTAAGACAGCCGACAGGGATTATTCCTTGTCGGCTGTTTTACTTTATTATTCGATTTTTTTATCTTTTGCCATATCATTCTCAACGAGTTCTACAATCAAACCGGTTAAACTTTTCCCTTTGCTCTCAGCGTAAGCCTTATATCGCTCTTTGTCGCCAAGCGGCAAGTTAAGCGTAAGTTTATCACGTTTTTCTTTCATATAGCGCATTGTGCGTTCTTTTGATTTTTCATTATACACAAACATCACCCCCTCATTGTCATTATAGCACATATTCAATTACACGGCTATATGCAAAATGAACAAATACACGGCTATATATTTGTTGATATTTTAATATAAAAGTCATTGACATATACACGGCTATATGCTATAATAATATCAGAAAAGAACGAAAGGGGGCGGTTAAATTGGACAAGAAAATAAAAAAGCTTGTTAAGCTGGTCCAACAACTTAACAAGCTAATGATCGAGATAATCGGCTTGATTGGCTACATCTTGATCATAAAAGATTTACTTAAATAAGTAAATTCGGCAGAAAGGAGAGTTGACCGCTCTCCTAACTGCTTGAATTATACCACAAAAACGAAAGGGTGTCAATATGAAAAATGATATTTTCAAACTTTGTAAAGAGCTGCTCAAGCTTGGCGGATTGATACTTGCAGTAGCGTACCTGGTGTTAAGATAATTCAAGGAGGTAAATAACATGAAAGTTACAGTTGAAAACGAGAAAATCAAGGTCAACAGTCCGTACAACAAGAGCTTTGTCGCAGGGGCAAAGCAGATACAGGGCAAGTGGAATGCCCCTTGCTGGGTCTTTCCAGAGGAGAACAAGGAAGCCGTCAAGGCGTTGCTTATTGAATGCTACGGAGAGTGTGGAGAGCTTGGTGCGGTCAGCACTGTCACAGTAGATCTTGACCTCGACACTTATACAGAGGGCTACGAGGACGGAGAAATCAGAGTTGGCTCAATCGTTGTTCTGAAAAGACTCTATCGTGATAGAGAAGTTATTTTCTCTGACAATGCAATGCTTATAAGCGGTGGCTTTGCCACTTCGGGCGGCTCTGCCAAAAATCCCAGGATATCAGCTGATGAGGGTACAATCGTTCGTGTTAAGGGTGTGCCTGAAACAATTTACAGTAAGATAAAGGACCATGAGGGCGTTAAGCTTGTATCTGATATAGACGTGGAAAGCTTAAAAGCAGAGCGTGAAAAGCTTCTCAAAAGAATTGCCGAAATAGACGGCTTGCTTGCACTATGAAAGCGGCGGTCTATATAAGGGTGTCAACGCTGGACCAAGCACGAGAGGGGTACTCCCTCTCTGCTCAGCGAAAGACACTCACTGAATGGTGCGCCACAAGAGGTTATGAGGTATACAATGTGTATGCCGACGAGGGCATAAGTGCAAAAGATATTACACACCGCCCAGCGTGTCAAGCCATGCTTGAAGCGGCTTATAACAGTGAATTTGATATCATACTGATATGGGCGTTAAGCCGTTTCACAAGGTCCGTTGCAGATCTTTATGATACATGGGATAAACTACAAAAACATAACGTCAGCGTTGTAAGTTGCACAGAGGGTTTCGACACATCTACACCGACAGGTCGTGCTATGATGGGCGTACTTGGTGTTTTCGCCCAAATGGAGAGAGAATTGACGGCTGAAAGAGTTTCGTTTGCTTTAGCTGAAAGAGCTTCACAGGGGAAGCGGACTTGCTCTGACGTTTTAGGCTATAACCTAGACGGAAAGGATAGTCTTACTATCAATGAAACAGAGGCAGAAGTTGTTCGGTTAATTTTCAAAAAATTCATTGAGTATCAGTCCTATCTACCTGTAGCTGAGATAGTCAACGCAATGGGGCATCATGGGCGACGAGGAAGTTCATTTAACGCTGAGTCGATAAAGAAAATAGTAACATGCCCTGTTTACATCGGCTATTATAGCTTTAAGGGGCATTTATATCAGGGCGACTATGAGCCGTTGATATCGGAAAAAGATTGGAGACACGCACAACGTATCGTACAGAAGATACGTTGCGGTCGGAGAAAGTATATCAGATAGTATTTCAGACGTCTCGGAGTGATCTGAGACGTCTGATTTTTTTTCTATCGTTGAAAAAAGTATAAAAATTTGAAAAGTATCGTGGGAAAAATATGTTGCGGTCTCCCGCAACCATATTGGTGATACCAAATGGATACTCACCTTAAAAAGCCCGTGTTTACGGGCTTTTTTGATATTTAGAAAACAAAAAATTTTAATGTAAAACCGTGGATGCTTTTCACCAGTTTTCACGAAAAAAAGGGAGTCGAACCCTACACAACAAAAAATATCGAACATAACGGCAGACTTTGAGTATATTTTGCTCTAAGCCTGCCGATTTTTTATGAAAAAACATTCACAAAGTTTAGAAGGCTGTTTTGTCAAATATCACGAAATGTGATAAACGACAAAGCGGTCTTTTTTTATTTCAAAGGAGGCTTGATAACAAATATACTATAAAAAGGGAATCTAAAACGACTGGAGGTGATCAAGTAAAAAATGAACAGCAGTCAGACCGAGGACATGACCGAAGAACCCGATATGGGAATGACGATGTGAGGTGTTATATGATTTACAACGAAAAGAAGGTAGAAATGCTCAGGCAGAGATATCCCGAAGGAACTCGGATATGCCTTGACAGTATGGATAACGATCCCCGTCCGATTCCACCAGGTACTAAAGGCATAGTTCAATTTGTGGACGATGCGGGTACTCTGCACTGTAAATTTGATAACGGAAGAACGCTTGGGGTTATCCCCGATGTGGATAAGTTCCATAAAATCGCTCAGGAACAGAGTCAGATTGATAAGCAAACAGAGGAAAATATTGAGTGCGAGGAAATTACAGAAACGGAAGATCTTGAAGAAAACGAAGAAATGAATATGTCAATGTAACGGTTAAGTTTTGAAAAAGACTTAGCCGTTTTTTTATTACAAAAAGGAAAGGAACGGTGATAAATGATAAAATATTTCGAAGCGTTTGCAGGAATAGGAGCGTTCCGTTCGGCTTTTGAAAAAGTAGGCGGGTTTGAGTGCGTCGGATGGTGTGAAATTGACAGATTCGCACAGAAAGCCTACAGAACGCTGTATGACACAAAGGGGGAAATTTTTTATGAGGACATCACAAAAATCGATTACGGAAATATGCCGGATTTTGATCTGCTCGTTGGAGGCCCGTGCTGCCAATCGTTCAGTGTCGCGGGGCGCAGACTCGCTTTTGAGGACGATAGAGGAAACCTGTTTTTTAACTATATCCAAATCCTTGAAGCCAAGCGCCCCCGTTACTTTATCGCTGAAAACGTACCCAACCTGCTTGGTATATCACAGGGGGAATGTTTCAGAATCATCCTTGAAAAGATTTCTGAACTGGGGTATAGTATGTGCTGGCGCGTGCTTAACTCTGCCGGATTCGGAATACCGCAGTCAAGAAGAAGGCTGTTCCTTATCGGATATCTTGGAGACAAATGTCCCTCAGAAATACTGGCTTTCGGAGGAAATGATGAGGAAAATTGCGAAAAAAGAAAACCTGAACAGCTGATAGGCGGCAGTCAGGGTTCGAGAGTTTATTCCACAGACGGCACGGCTGTTACGCAATGCAGCGGTTCGGGCGGCATGGGCGGTAAAACGGGACTTTATTTCATAGACTGCAATCCCGATCCTCAGATGACAGACATTGCAAGATGTGTTACCGCACGTCAGAACAGCGGAGTATCTCATCATAGAGGAGAACATTCCGCTGTTTTTTGTGATTTGAACGAAAATCCGCAGATTACAGAAAATGCCCGATGTCTGCATACAAGAATGGATTTGGGAGTAACAAACGAAACTCACAAAGGCGAACGTTCGGGAGTGCTTGAAGAAGCTCCTAGGGCGATAATCAACCCATTTAAGGAAACTACCCGACAGAACGGTCGCAGAATAAAAGAACCTAATGAACCGATGTTTACGCTCACGGTTACGGACAGACACGGAATAGTACACAAAGGCAGAATCCGCAGGCTTATGCCTGTGGAGTGCTGGAAATTGCAGGGATTTACAAAAGAGCAGTTTGAAAAAGTCGCTGAAGCAGGTATGTCCGACGCACAGCTTTACAAGCAGGCAGGAAATTCAATTACGGTAAATGTGGTTGAAGCTATTGCAAGAAATTTACTGAAATTTGACGAGGAGGAAAACGCAAATGAAGAATATGATAAAAATATTTGAAAATGACGAATTCGGAAAAGTGAGAACAGTCATTAAGGACGGCGAACCGTGGCTTGTAGGAAAAGATGTTGCGGAAATTTTAGGGTATTCCAACACAAGGGACGCTCTTTCACGTCATGTGGATACCGAGGATAAAACCACCGTCGTGATTTCCGACAGTGGTTCAAATTACAAGAGCAAGACCACTATTATCAATGAAAGCGGCTTTTACAGCTTAGTTCTCTCAAGCAAAATGCCGAGAGCCAAAGAGTTCAGGCGTTGGGTGACCGCCGAAGTCCTCCCCACCATCAGACGCACCGGCGGCTACGTTTCCAACGAGGATATGTTCATCAAAAACTATCTCCCCTTTCTCGACGAGCCATACCGTGACCTGTTCCGACTTCAAATGACCATTATCAACAAGCTGAATGAACGTATCCGCCACGATCAGCCGCTGGTGGAGTTTGCGAATCAGGTGTCAAATACCGATAATCTTATCGACATGAACGCAATGGCAAAGCTTGCGAGAGCGGAAAATATCCCCGTCGGCAGAAACAAGCTTTACGGCTGGCTGAAAGGAAAAGGTGTGCTTATGGCAAACAATCTGCCGTATCAGGCTTTTATCGACCGCGGATATTTTTCCGTAAAGGAGTCGGTGTTTGAAACTGCGACTATGACAAAGACTTATCAGCAGACGTTTGTTACGGGCAGGGGGCAGCAGTTCGTCATAAATTTGCTGAAGAAATATTATGGGAAGGAGGTTTTGCAATAATGGAGATAATAAGTGTTTCTTTACACGATCTGAGAAAAATGAATAACAGCGAGGCTCTTATCCTGCAAGGCTGCGGCGGTGACCTTAAAGAATGGGTTGACGGCATAAACGATATGCTGACCGAAATCGGAATATTGCAGAATGAAAGTCGATTTGAAAAGGCGTATAGCTTTCATAATGAGGATCTTACCTGTTTGCTGTTTCCGTTTGATGACGTTCAGCTTGATATCGGTAAGCTTGCAATGTGGAGATTGCATACACACGAGCAGTTCGGAGGTACATGGCTTTCCGATTATGTTCCGAACAGACTTGGCGGTTTTGTTTCGGAAAAAGAACAAAAACAGAATGAAGATTGCAGTCCTATGGAAGAAACCGAAGATTTAGGAATGGAGATGATGTAATGGTGTATTTATTCACAGGAATGATAATCGGAGGGATTATCGGACTGACGGTCGGCAGCCTTGCTGCGGCTTTTAAGGCAGCTGAAAAAGAGATCGCACGTCTGGACAAGGAGGTAAGTGATGCACACAAACAGAATTAAAGCTAAAGTGGACTTCAAGTTTTGTCTCGGCAGTATTCCTGCAATGCTGAGAGCCACAAAGCCCGTACTTTCGGAAAGGCAGTACAAGGAATTGTGCAACGAGGTCAATAAAGCCAACGGCTATCTTGACCAGAAAAGAATAATTTTCAGCTACGTCGATCCGATCATCAAGGGTTGAAAACAGCGTAAAATCAAATATTTAAGCGTAAAATCTAATATTTAATTAAGTCGTTTTGCCAATGACAGAAAACTTCTGTAATTAGCAAAGCGACTTTCTTTCTGTCATTGGCATACGGCAGAAAGGGAAAACATGAATAGTTTTATGTCATGGGTGGGAGGGAAAAAAGCTCTCAGGGACGACGTGCTTGCTCGCTTTCCTCCTTACTATGAACGATATATCGAGGTTTTCGGAGGTGCAGGCTGGGTTTTATTCCATAAACCGCCCGGTATGGATTTTGAGGTATACAACGATTTTAACGGAAATCTTGCAAATCTTTATCGCTGTGTCAGGGATAACCCGAATAAGCTGAAGTACAAGCTTCGTTATGTCCTCGATTCTCGTGAAGATTTCGACTGGATTGCTAGTCTTCATAAGCGAGGTCTGTTCAGCAGATTTCGTGATGTTGACAGGGCGGCGAAGTTTTATCAGCTTATCCGTTACAGCTACGCAAGTGGACTTGACAGCTTCGGCAGTCAGCCGCATTCAATATGGTCGGATTTCCCGATGATAGACTTGGCAGCAAGGAGATTGCAGAAGGTAGTAGTTGAGAATAAAGACTTTGAAAAACTGATACGGCAGTACGACCGCCCTGTCAGCTTTTTTTATTGCGATCCACCGTACTTTGCAACCGAAAACTACTACAAAGACGTTGGTTTTAAAACCAAGGATCATATTAGGCTCAGGGATTCGCTAATGGATATCAAGGGCAAGTTTCTTGTTTCCTACAATGACTGTCCAGAAATCCGTGAGATATGGGATAAGCCTAATATTCACATTGAGGAGATCAGCAGACTGAATAATCTGGCGCAGAGATACGACGG